CCAACGATGCTGCATTTATTGATCTTGTTAGTACCTTGTGTGTATTTCTTACTGGTTCTCTTGCTGGAGTACTTGCAGGAAATGGATTGAAGTCTAAGCCTAAAGAAAAGAAAGATGGAGAATAATGAAACCTGTTGCAAAGAGAGCTACACCTGCTGCTATTGCTGTCCTTCGACAAGCTACGGCGCTATATCCTTCACGTAAGAAAGCATCAGATGGACTACTGCCATCGGCAGCACACATCCATCAGAATCCTAACTCAGATCACAATACAGGATTTGGTGTAGACCTAACCCACGATAAGTTGGGTGGCATTGATTGTGTTAATTTGTTTCAAGAACTAAAAGCAGACAAGCGTGTTAAGTATCTTATTTTCCAGGGCAAGATCTGGTCAGCAGATCGTGCCAATGAAGGGGACCGTGAATACACAGGTTCAAATAAGCACACCAAACATCTTCACATCTCGATCAAAGAAGGATGTGGAGACGACACTTCCCCTTGGTTCCCTTGGTTGGGCAAGCCAAAGGTTGTCGGAAAGGTTAAGGCAGCAGTTAAGCCTTTACCAAAGAAGAAAGAACCAACAAGTCCAAAGGAGTAACAATGGATAAGAACAAGTTAAAAGCAATTGCGGCTACGTACCTACGTGCTGGTGTTGCATCAGTCATCGCTTTGTATCTTGCAGGCGTAACAGATCCAAAGGCTTTAGCAACAGCAGGACTAGCTGCTATTGCAGGTCCACTGCTAAAAGCATTGGATCCAAAGGCTACAGAGTTTGGACGCGGAGCTAAGTAATAAGTAACTGCGAGGCGAAGAGGCTCACCCCGAAAGGGGTGGGCTTCTTTTTTTATGCCGTTTTATTCTGCGTCAGCAGGACAAGGAACAGTCACTAGGTTTCCACAATTAGTACAAGTACCATCAAGGAACCACCAAACAAGTTCATTATCTTCAAAGGCGCACATCACGTTAAATACCTGCGACCCACACGGACATACGTGGATAGGTCCTAAACCCCTCAGATCGGCTCCGAAGGGCTTAGGAAGGGTATGTTTACCCCAGAGTCTAGGCAGGGTGAGTAGACGGAACCACATAGACTGACCGCTAGGAGCTTCGCTCCCTATTACAGTAATTCGCCTCACGGCTCATATGGTAGCGATTGTAGGTGTCGCTAACGCAACGACACGCCGTTAGGTGTAGCCTTGCCCAATGACCACAATCGTTGGAGTAGAAGGAATTGACTACGCTGTTCTAGTAGCTGACTCACAGATCACTGAAGATAACCTAGTCACCATTGCTACATCCACGCCAAAGATTGTTGAAGTGGGTAAGTATCTCATTGGAATCTCAGGTGATACACGACCTGGAGATATCCTTTCCTATAACTGGAAACCTCCCGCCTATCGAGGTGAGAACCCAGTGCAATTTATGGGCAAGAAAGTAATACCTAGTTTAATTAAAGTATTTAACGACAACAACTACGACTACAATAAGGTGGACAAAGATGGTGGCTTCGATTATCTCATTGCTTTTAACGGCAATATCTTTCGTATTGCTTGTGATCTCTCTTTTTTCCAAGCAAATCACGGAGCGTATGGCATTGGTTCTGGGGGCCAGCTTGCTCTTGGCTACTTGTATTCAGTTATCAGACCTAATGTTGAATTAGATTATGCGAAGAGACACGCCCGTAAAGCCGTTGAGATAGCGTCGGTTCTTGACTCTAATACTAACAAGCCTTTACAGTTGGTAGTACAGGAAAGGATGTAGCTATGGAGTTTAATACGCACGAAGAAGTACAACCTGAGTTCAAAGGTGTTATTGCAACGGGAGAATACGCCGCACACTACTGGTTTGAACAGGGTTGGAAGGCTTGTAGACTTGCTTTCTTATTGCACGATCAAGCAGAGAAGGCAAAACTATGACAGTATTTATATTTGGTTTATTAATAGGTGTTGTTATTGGTAGAGCGTTTGATTTGTGGGTGGATTGGAAGTATAACAAGTGACTGATCCTAAAGAACTGTTGCTGACTGCACTACGTGCAGGTGATGCCAAGCGTTCAAGATCTACACAGGTACAGATTGGACCATCAGAGTTAGGTGGTTGCCGACGTAAGGTGTGGTACAGACTTAACGATCAACCTGAAACTAACGACAACGAATTAAAGCTCGCTGCGATTATGGGTACTGCTATTCACGCAGAAATTGAAAGAGCGTTAGCAGATAATCCAGATGTTATGATTGAAACTGGTGTTGAATATAACGGAATGAAAGCACACATTGACTGTTTCGTACCAGGTACTGGCGATGTTATTGACTGGAAGACAAGCAAGGTGCGTAACCTTTCATACTTCCCATCAACACAACAACGCTGGCAAGTACAGACTTATGGCTATTTACTAGCTAAGAATGGCTATAATGTAAAGCGTGTCTCGCTTGTCGCTATTGCACGTGATGGTGATGAGCGAGACGTCAAAGTTCATACAGAAGATTACGATGAAGCGATGGCACTAGAGGCACTGAGCTGGCTAGAGGCTATCAAGGCATCAGATACAGCACCAGAGCCAGAGCGAGAAGAAAACTACTGCAAGTTCTACTGCAAGTTCTATGACGCAAGTGGGCAGTTAGGATGCGTCGGTCTAAAAAAAGAACGTATCGCAACTGAAGAGGTATTAATCCAAGACAAGGATGCCTCAACTAATGCGATGAAATACCTACAATTAGATGAGAAGATCAAAGAGTTGACAAAAGAAAAAGACTCACTAAAGTCTGCTCTCGAAGGAATCGCTGGGATTACAGATACAGGTATCCAAGTTCGTTGGAATAAGGTAGCTGGAGTAACATCGGTAGACAAAGATGAAGTACTTGCTAAACTTGGTTTCGTACCAACCAAGCAAGGTGCAGATTCATTACGGTTAACAATCAAACAATCTGGAGGAAAGTAAATGGCTGCAAACGAAAACACAAAGTTTCAAGTAAACTTTAAGACAAGTAGTGGAACACTTATTAATCTTTATGCAACTGATATCAAAGAACTAGAGACAGGTCTTACGGATCTATCAATGGTATCCACTCTTATCAAGTCAACAGATGCAGAACTCAACGGTGGTAAAGCACCAGCACCTACTGCTGAGTCAGTAGCACAGTCATTCAATACAGCTCCTGTTCCTGCACCTGCTGTTGTCGAAGGTCAGGCACCTAGCTGTAAGCACGGTGTGATGAGTTTCCGTACAGGTACTTCTGCTCGTGGCCCTTGGAAGGGCTGGATGTGTGCTGCTCCAAAGGGTGCAGTAGATAAGTGCGCAACTATCTGGGCTTAATGAATGCGGGAACCACACGAGTTTGAGGTTCCTTTATGTGCTCAGGTAGGTGGAGATCTTTTCTTTCCTGAAAGGGAGAACGAAGGCAAGCTTGCACGTCTGAGCATTGCATCAGCAAAATCAATCTGTCGTGGTTGTCAACACATTACTGAATGTGCTGAGTGGGGTATCCGTAAGGAACGTCACGGTATCTGGGGTGGACTCACTGATAGTGAGCGAAAGAAGATACGCAATCAACGACGAATAACATTGGAAGAGGGGAAGAGTGCTTAACCTATCCCGTGCTTGGGGCGGTGTGACTACCAAAGCCACACCACTTCCTGACGTGTGGAAAAATCTAGTTAAGCACTCTATCAAGTTCCGTCGCGGTCAAGTCTGTATGGTCGCTGCTGCACCTAATGCTGGTAAGTCAATGTTTGCATTGATATATGCAATCAAAGCGCAGGTTCCAACGTTATTCTTTTCTGCTGATACAGACACAGCAACAGTAATGATTCGTGCTGCTGCTCATCTTTCGGGTCACACACAAGTGACTGTCGAAGGTAACATCAATAAAAGTCAGCGCCACTATGATCCTTACCTGGCTAAAGCTTCTCACATTCAATGGGTCTTTGACTCCAGTCCGTCTCTTGATGATATTGAGATGGAGATTAAAGCCTATGTTGAACTCTACGGTGTGATGCCAGAGTTGATTATCATAGACAACCTAATGAATGTGGCAGCAGAGACAGATAATGAATGGGCTGGGCTTCGTGCAATTATGATGGAGTTGCACGATATGGCACGTAAGACTGAGGCTTGTGTGCTTGTACTCCATCACGTAAGCGAACAGAGCGAGTATGGTTCTCCTATGATGCCACCACCTAGACGTGCTATTCACGGAAAGGTGAGTCAACTACCAGCTCTAATCCTTACGCTTGGGTACGATCCTTCACAGGGTCTACTTCGGATAGCATCAGTCAAGAATCGTTTTGGTCCACACTACGCAGATGCTTCACAATGGGCATCTTTATTTGTAGACTTTGGTTCTTGTCAAATAGGCGATGATGATGCGCAAGGTAGGGCCTACCTGCGTGGCAACAACGAGGAGAGTACATATGGTGCTATCTAATGGCGAATAAGAATGGACGCAAAGGTTCTCAGTTTGAGACAGATGTGATGAAATGGTTACGCAGTAAAGGCGTAATAGCAGAACGTCTGACCAAGGCTGGGGCAAAAGATGAAGGTGATATGGTTGTTATCATATCTGGAGAAACCTACATCTTAGAACTCAAGAACAGGCAGACCCTTTCCCTGCCCGAGTTCTGGAGAGAAGCACAAGTTGAGGCGCTTAACTATGCGAAGGCACGAGGGCTTGGGGAAGTTCCTATGTCTTACGTCGTAGTTAAGCGTCGCAACGCTTCAATAGATCAGGCTTGGGTAATCCAAGACTTAACTCAATGGTTAAAGGAGAAACAATAATGCCAGTACCAGGTGGAGAAATAACAA